GAACCCTCCGAACAAACCGCCGACCTCGAGCAGGCCGGCGAATGAATTTCCTCGCCTGTGACGGTGACTGGCTGCAAGGCGCCGATGGTTCTCCCATCTGCTCCGGCTCGCTGGTCGCCCTCACGGTCGAGGAAATGCAAAGCCTCTACGGCTCTGCACTGACCTGGGACCAAGTCTCCGAGCTGCAAGGCGAAGCGATNGTTCTGTTCGCCACCGTGTTCGGCTTCCTGGTCCTGAAAAAAGCCCTGAAACAGTGAGGTATCANCCATGCAACTGAACAAGCACTTCATCAANAAAATCGGCCTCGGCGNNGCCGTCGCTCTCTCGGCNGNNGCCGGCTCCGTNTACGCCGCNGTTCCGCCGGAAGCNACCGGCGCGCTGGATACCGCCGGNACCGACGTNGGCACCATCGGTTGGGCNGTCTTCGCCGTGATCATCGCCGCGATGGCGTTCAAGTACATGCGCCGCGCCCTGTAAGCGGGNTNNGCGCACTGCATGTGCCGAAGCAAACAAACCCCGCTCCGGCGGGGTTTTCTCTTCCAGGGAAACGCCAATGAGCTACGAACTGTACGTCCTAATCCTTACCACCCTGGCGTTCTATCTCGTGTTTTTTGGGCGGGTGTGATCATGAAAAGGTTTTTTGCGGTTTTTTTGGCCTTTCTGTTTTGGCATTCCCCCGTTAGTGCGGAAGATTATTATTGGATTCTAGGCAATAACAACACCCTGCAGTTCCCAAGCGCTACAGCAGCATTGTCACACCTTGAAAGTTCATCGTCTTCTATAAGGTATGAGGTTTATACAAAGTCAGATTCGAGTTGGGGATATCGGAGTTATTGGATTAGCGACGGGGGATACCTTGGCTTTGGCTCTATTAATCGTCGCGGTTCTGGCTGTACTGACCCGTCGGTCTATGATCCCGAGACTGGCGGGTGTGTAAGACCTGAACCCGATCAGTGCACCACCGCAACAGGTGAATTCGTTCACGAGTACAACGCCGGCTCGCTGGACCCGTCCGTACCACCTTCGCTACCGCCATCCTCGATCTGTGAAAGCGGCTGCCTTTACAACCGCACCGCGACGGTCAAGGGCTGCAACCGCTTTCTGGAAGACACCACCGGCAAGGACCTGAACTCTGTTTACTGCCAGGTTGTTTACCAGGGCGCCGGCTCGCAATGCACGTCAAACAACCCACCTCCCGGCAGCGTCTTCGACCAGCCGCCGTCCAAGCCCCCGGCCGACAGCACGCCTCAGTTCACCAGCGAAAGCCTGTGCGGTGACTGGGTCACCAACGCGGACGGCTCGCAATCGCGCAACTGCACCAGTAGCGAACAGCTGAAAGAGCCTGGCCAGCTCAATTGCGACAACGCCGGCGATTACCTGCACTGCACCACCGGCAAGCCCGCGCCGCGATTCGAAGACACCTCGAAGACCGAGGAAACCACCAAGACCACCAACCCGGATGGCTCCAGCAAGACGGAGACCACCACCACGACCGACAAGACCGTCTGCGTTGGCACCAAGCCCTGTACATCCACCACTGCCGAAGAAAGCTCGACCTCCGAAACGGATGCCGATGGCAAACCCGGCGACGAAACCAAGTCCTGTACCGGGTCCGGTTGCGCGCCGGATGAAAGCGAAGGCGAGGATGAAGGCGAAGAAGGGCCGGAGCGCTTGGCCTCGGCCGGCTCCTGCGATGCGGCGTTCTCCTGCAGCGGCGATCCGATTGATTGCGAAGTGCTCCGGCAACAGAAGGAGCAGCTTTGTCTCGCTGAGGAAATGGCCGATTTCCCGAAACAGCAGTCCGCCATCGAGGCCGCTGTAACTGGCGACCGGTTCCAGCTGGATGAAGGTAACGGCGTCATCGACGTGCCGTCCTTCATCAACCAGGGCACCCGTTTTCTGCCGTCCGCCTGTCCTGCCGCCGAGAGCTTCAGCCTGACCACTGCGGGCGGACGGACTTTCCAGCTCAGCTACGAACCGCTTTGCCGCGCCGCCAGTGACCTGAGCGGTCTGTTTGTAGCTGTGGCCACCGTTCTTGCCGCCCTGTATGTGGGCCGCGCCGTAGGAGGTCAGTGATGCAGTTTCTATTCATCGTCCAGATGCTCGTGATCATCGTCGGGCCGCTGGTGAAGATGGTGCTGAAGATGATCGGTTTCGGCTTCGTCTCCTACATGGGCTTCAACCTCATCATTGGCCAGGCGCAGGACTACCTGTTCGGGCTGATGGGCGATGTCGGGCCGGTGATCCAAGGAATTCTCGGGCTGGCCAAGTTCGATGTGGTGGTGAACCTGTATTTCGCCGCGATCTCCACGCGCTTCGTTCTCGCCGGCATCGACAAGGCGACCGACCGCAAACGTAGTCAGGTCTGGCATAAGCCGGGCGGCACCTCCATCGAAGCCTAAGGAGGCGCCGTCATGCTCGTTATCCGCACCGGCAAGCCCGGCCATGGCAAGACCCTGAACACCATCCGCGAAGTGGACCAGAAGGCCCACGCCGAGGGCCGGGTCGTCTACTTCCACAACATCAACGGCCTCAAGCCCGATCAGCTGCAAGCGCAGTGGTTCGAGTTCGAAGATCCCGAAAAGTGGTTCGAGCTGCCGAACGATTCAATCATCGTCGTCGATGAAGCGCAGGGCTGGTTCGGCTCACGCGATCCCAGGGCGCGGCCACCGGAGCACATCACCCGCTTCGAGACCATGCGCCACCAGGGCCACGAAGTGCACCTCGTCACCCAGGACCCGCGCTATCTCGATGTGCACCTGCGCCGGCTGTGCAACACGCACATTCACTACTGGCGCGTCTTCAAGTCCGCCCAGCTGCTGCGCTTCGAGTCGGAAGTCGTCGTAGAAAAGGTCGAGCTGAAAACCAGCTTCAAGGATGCCGACAAGAAGTCGCTGCGCCTGGATAAGCGCTACTTCGGTGCCTACACCAGCACCAACGCCAAGCACCACTTCCAGGCCAAGGTGCCGACCAAGTTCATCTTGGCCATCTGCGTGCTGATCGGTGCGGGCATCCTCGTCTATCGCGCCTATGAGCGTTACAACGCGGAACAAACCGCGCTCGAAGCGACCAGCAGCGCNCCGGCCGGCAGCATGGTCGATCAGGTNCGCGATACGGTCGGTGCGTTCATCAAGCCGGTNGGTGACGGCAAAGCNGAAGCGCCNGAAAGCNCCGCCAGCTACATCGGTCGGCGCGTTCCNCGNGTGCCGCAGGTGCCATCGTCGGCGCCGATCTACGANGAGCTGACGCAGCCGGTGTCGTTCCCGCGGCTCTANTGCATGTCGAGCACCGACCCCGCCACCTANGCCCGCGAGTTCGGNCGGATGGCGCATGCGGTGGTGAACGGAACGCCTACCGTGTGCCAGTGCTACACGCAGCAGAGCACGCGGGTGGAAACCGACTTCGCCTTCTGCAAACGCGTGGTGGAGAACGGCTTCTTCGATCCGACCCTTCCCGACCGCTCCGCTCACGAGCGAACCCAGCAGGTTCAGAGCGCCCAGCCTGCGGCGATGCCAGCTTCCCAGCCTATTGCCGCGCAGCGGGTCAACGGTCCGAGCCTGACCGTTGTGCCGTACCAAAAGGGGCAATTCCTGTGGTGATGACCGTCAGCGCGCGGGCGCTTGCGCTCTTTGCACGCGCGGCGAGGCACGAGCCGGCGTGCAAACGCGCGCGCTGACGTCCCTGTAACACGTCAGATAAACCCAACTGAACAGTGTCAATTCGTTGCAATTTGGAGCAGAAGAGAATGAGCGTTAAAGACCAAATTCGTGTTGATCAGAACTTTCAGGAAACCCCAACCGGGCGACTGTTCTTCGATAGCCATTCGGCCAAGCTGACTGACCTGTCGGGCGTTCGCTTGCTGCGTTGCGGCGTCGATACGGTCCGCCAGCTGTACCGAGGACTGATCCGCCCGGAAATCATGGCGCTGTTCGAGAAACCGGGCGTCATGGTCGAGTTTGCCGGGGAGTTCTGGCACGCCGGTCGGGTAGGGCGGGACTCGGGCTACCAGTACAAGCTCCAGAATGCTGACCTCGGGTTCATCCTGCTCATCAAGAACTTCAACGCCAAGCTCGAGAACATCGGCCCGCACCTGAAAATCGAAGTGTCACCGCACGCGATCGACGCGCTGTCGCCTGAGCGCCTGCAAGAGCGGATGGACTACTACGCCGCAGCCGTAATGACACACCGCGAACGCAACCAGTGCGCTGTCCATCTAGCGTTGGATCTCCAGGGCTGGAAGCCTCCGGTGGATCTGGTGGCACGCCTGCATTGTCGCGCGCGGACGCACCGGGATATCTCGGGTATCAACGAGATCAACTGGGCGACCAAGTCCAGCGTCTACGGTCGGGGCGAAACGTCCATGTTCGGCTCAGCCGGTGGCGTCCAGCTGTGTATCTACAACAAGACAGAACAGGCCCGCGCTACGGATAAGCTCGACTTCTGGGAAAGCGTCTGGCGTCGCCGTGATTCGTTCGATGTGGCTGACCCGGATAACTACGATCCAGCCCAGGACGTGTGGCGGGTCGAGCTGCGCTACCACCATTCGGTCATCCAGCAGTTCGCCAGCGGGTCGATCAGTGCCAAGACCGGTGAGGCCATTGAAACGGATTCGTTTGCGGCGTTCTCCGCCCACTTGGACGGCCTGTGGCGCTACGGTCTGTGCCAGTTCAAATTGCTGCATCGCCCTGGACAGTACGAGCCGATCTGGACGCTGATGCGTGATGACGTGCGGGTAGATGTACCTGTTGATTCGCTGGTAGATGAAACCGAGTACAAGCGCTATTACAAGACCTCGCGTGGCTTCTCGGGCAAGAACGTCGAGCTATTCCTGGGAAACTTCGTAAGCCTGCTGGCACGGGAGCGAGTGGGCGCTAAGACCGCATTTGATCGATTGAAGGAATGGGAATGCTGGCCGGTCATTCGCGACCACTACGCCGCCAAGGACATGAGCGAGCGTGATCTGTACAAGCACATCAAGACGTTGCTTCAGGAGCGTCACGTTCGGTGGGGTAGAGCGGTCTGATGGCGATCCAGCAGCTCTCTGACGGTCGCTGGCGGGTCGACGTTGAGCCGGTCAAAGGAAAGCGGTTCCGCAAGATGCTGAAGACCAAGGCCGAGGCAATGCGCTTCGAGGCGACCTGTCGAGCCAAGTGCAGCGAATCGAACGATTGGGCACCGCGGCCAAAGGACAAGCGCAGGCTGTCAGAGCTGGTCGAGCTATGGTTCGATCTTCACGGCGTCTCGCTCTCAGATGGCGTTCGTCGTGTGGCGATCCTGCGGGCGTGTGCAAAGGCGATGGGCGATCCGATAGCTCGTATGGTCGATGGCGCGAAGATCGCCGCTACACGCGCGCGTTGGATGTCAGCTGGCGTCACTGGCAAAACGGCGAACAATCGCCTCGGCTACCTGAAAGCGGTTTACAACGAGCTGCACAAACTCGATGTGATCGACTATCCCTGTCCGTTCACACGTATTCGCCCGGTTCGGCTGCAAGAACGACCCTTGGCCTACCTAACCAAGCCGCAGATATCCGAACTGCTCGATGCACTCCAGGCGCGGACCACGTCTCCACATCCGGCGATGGTGGCGCGGATCTGTCTGGCGACCGGGGCGAGGTGGGGTGAGGCTCAAGCGCTTCGACCGGAGCGGATTCGAGGCAACGCCCTGGTGTTTGCCAATACCAAGTCGAAGCGGGTGCGGATGGTCCCAGTGACGCCCGAGCTGGTGGCGGCGATCAAGAAGCACTGGCAAACCTACGGGCCGTTCACCAACTGCATTGGCGTGTTTCGGCTGGTCCTGCTCTCGACCTCGATCAAGCCACCACGCGGACAGGCAAGCCACATCCTGCGCCACACGTTCGCAGCTCACTTCATCATGGGCGGTGGGCATATCGTGACGCTGAAAGAGATCCTGGGCCATGCGTCGCTGAACATGACGATGAGGTATGCCCACCTCGCGCCTGAGCATTTGAACGACGCGATCAGGTTAGGACCGTTGGCCGGCATCACGTTACCGCTCGCCAGCCAGTAATCGAATCAATTGAAGGGGGTGCGCCACTGGCGTACTATTCGTTTA